TAAAATGGTGTATATAGAAAGCTATGAGACTACGGAAACGAGATAAATAATGAAATGGCAAGAACCAGAAAAGTAATGACGGCTAAGCAGAAACGCTTTGCCGAGGAATATGTAAAGTGTAGAGTGCTGTATACGGCTGCTGTTAAAGCTGGTTATTCTAAGAACTTTGCTAATTCAGGTCAGGCAGGAAAATTGCTTGACAACCAACAAATAGGTGATTACATGGATCGCCTGATGACTAAAATGGATATGGAGTCAATAGCTACACAGGAAGAGATTCTTGTTGGTTTGACTAAGGTGTTCAGACGGCAAGAGACAGAAGATGTGGTTACATCTGATAAAGACGGCAACGTGACAGTAACAGAAGCTAGGAACAGTGTTGCTGATGCCATGAAGGCTGGTACAGAACTAATGAAGATAGTCGGCAGAACGACACAATCAAAGATTGAAATGGCTCGACTTAAAAAGTTGCAAGCAGAAGCTATGCTGGCTGAGAATAAGTTAGAGAATGGTGATTCGAGCGAAGTGACAATCAACATCACGCCTATTGATTAAGCGCTATAGCAGGCGCTTTTTATTATGCTATAATTTACTTATGAATATTAATTGGAATACGCCAGAGTGGGTTAGCCCTGCTTATTATGATTTATTTAAAAGTAAAGAGAGATATATTGTGTACAAGGGTAGTCGTGGGTCAGGTAAATCCGCTGCTATCGCTTTTAGCATTGTGTATAAAATGGTAACTGAACCATACGTTAACTGGCTTATCATTAGACAGTTTCAGACAACGCAAAAGGATAGTACGTTTGCTAATATAAAGTGGGCTGTTGAATATCTGGGCGTGTCTGATTTGTTTAAGTTTACAGTTAGTCCTTTAGAGATAACGTACAAGCCAACCGGTCAGAAGATATTCTTGCGTGGTTTAGATGATCCGTTGAAGATTACGTCAATCAAGGCGCCTGTTGGTAATATATGCAGAGTGTTCTATGAAGAAGCTTATGAGTTAAAGAGTATCGATGACTTTAACACTGTCGAAGAATCTATCCGTGGCATATTGCCTGATGGTGGGTATTATCAAACCATACTAGCGTTTAACCCTTGGTCTGAAAAGCATTGGCTTAAGGCAGAGTTCTTTGATGAACAGACTAAACGCAATCATTCAATAGCTCACACGACAACTTATAAAGACAACGAGCACTTAGATGACGGCTATATTGAGAGCCTGATGGAAATGAAGGTACGTAATCCGACACGTGCTAAGGTTGCTGTTGATGGCGAGTGGGGCGTTGCAGAAGGATTGATATTTGAGGGACTGTTTGAGCTTGAGGAGTTTGACTATAAGACTATCAAGGGAAGGACAATCATGGGACTTGACTTTGGTTTCACTCATGACCCAACAGCTTTTGTTAAGGCAGTCGTTAAAGGTAATGACATATATGTTTATGATGGTTTCTATCAACAAGGATTGCTTAACGATCCAATGGCTAGAATGCTTGCGCGCAAGGGAGCTATCAATAGTCGTGTATATGCTGATAGTGCTGAACCAAGAACGATTGCTGAATTACGCACGCGAGGTTTGAAATCAGTAATCCCAGTTGGTAAGGGAAAAGATAGTAACAAGCAACGTTATGAGTTCATGAAGTCGTTTAAGTATCACATACATCCGTCATGCAGTTGGCTGTTTGAAGAAATGGAAACAAAGGTTTATAAGAAAGACAAGTTTGGTAAAGAGACAGGCGAACCAGAAGACGGTGACGATCATGCGATTCAAGCGTTAGGTTATGCATTAGAAGGAATAATATTTACAAACAAAAACGGAAACTATATGAGCTACGGTGAAAGAGTACAAGCCGTGAAAGATATCGGGCTTGTTTAATAAAACATTAAATGATACAATATAGGGGTGCTATATCAACGTGGGTCATGACACGAATAGCACACCTCCTTTCCACTGGTTGGCTTTCAAAGGCTTATCGGTGATTACCAGTTGCAACAAAATAAGTCGATATATAACGGTTAATCGGCAAAGTCGGGTGAGGTTTGATTCCGAAACGGCGTACATATTTACACAAAGTGCTTAACGGCGCTTTTTTTGTTATAATGAAGTTATTGAAAATTAAAGGCGGATTAATAATGTTTGATTATACTAACGACCAGCAAGCTAATATGGTCTATCAAGAGGAACTGGAAAACTTAAACGGTCAGCGGTTAATGCAATTTATTAACCACCACCACCAGAAACAACAACCAAGGTTGCAACGGCTATCATCTTATTATTCAGGACGTAACGTTGGTGTGTTAGAACCCGAATCAAGACGAGCTGATGATGGGTCAGACGTTCGGTTGACACATCCTTTTGCACAAGAGATTGCAGACTTCCAAGCATCTTTCAGTGTTGGTAATCCAATCACGATTGATGTTGATGAGGATAACCACGACACGTTAGACCAGATTAATAAGACTAATGACGTTAATACACTGTTTGGCGATTTGTTTTTAGATGCTGGTAAATATGGCAAAGCATTGGCGCTCGTGTTCCGTGAAGACGGGGAGAAGTACGAGAAGTTTGTGCGTCTAGACCCCATCGACACGTTTATGATTTATAACACAGACGTAGATTTCAAACCAGTTATGTCTGTTAGATATGTGCCTATTATTGTCGTTGATAACACAGGTAACGCTGAACAAGTTAACCTAGAATACAATATTGAAACGTGGACGGAAGATGAACATAAGGTGTACAAGCCACAGGCATTGACTGATGATTTACTGACTAATGTACCAGAGATTGAAGCACTAACAGTCATGCCAGTCGTTGAGTTCTGGAACAACAGCTTACGATTGGGCGATTATGAGAACGTGCTGAGCTTGATTGACGCTTATGACAGTGCTCAGTCTGACACGGCTAACTATATGACAGACTTGAATGATGCAATGCTGGTTATCAAGGGCGACATCGACACACTGACAGAAGGATCAGAGTTGTTGCTTGACCCAGAAAGTCCTAACTACGATCAGCAGCTAAAAGAGCAAGTAGAAGAAAAGAAGCGCATCTTGCTTGAATTGAAGCGAGCTAGGTTGTTACTTCTTAAATCCGGTAACAATGCTGTCAACGGTCAAACTAATGTAGACGCTTCATTCATTCATAAAGAGTACGACACGGCTGGTGTTGAAGCATATAAGAACAGGCTATATAAAAACATTCACACGCTATCACGCACACCGGACGTATCAGACGAAAGCTTTGCTGGTAACGCTTCTGGTGTCGCAATGCGGTATAAGCAATTAGGAGTGATTCAACAAGCAAAGACGAAACGCAGAATGTTTGAGCGTGGATTGTCTGCACTATACGGTATTGTTGAGACGTTAGAACATGCCGTTTCAGGATTGTGGGATATTGATTCAAACGACATCAAGTTCACTTTCCACGACAACTTGCCAACTGATGATGTAGAGACGATACAGGCGCTTGTATCTGCTGGAGCTACATTACCACAGGCGTACCTATATAAATTCTTACCAGAAGTTAATGACGTTGACGAAATTTTGAATATGATGGACGAACAAAGAGACAGTATGACGGAAGAAGATACGCGACTTTCTAAACGAGATGAGGTAACAGATGACGACGAACAGGGAAACGATGTACCAGTACAGCAAGGAGCAAATCAAAGCTGATAAAAGGCACGCTGCTAAGCTGAAACACATTGTCAAAGGTGTAACGGCTGCTTATCTAGTTTGGTGGGCGCTATTTCAAGATAAGAATAAGCAATATACACAAGCTAACGATTCGAACTATCCTGATTATGAATTAGTCAACGAATTGAATGAATATGCAACAGAAAACGGTATGAATACGAAGCAACCGGCTAATAATGCAGAATTATTGGAATATGCAACGCTTTTATACACTTCTGTTTTAGCTTATAAGTCGATTGATTACATTAACAAGCAGTTATTAAAGGATAAGCATTACACTGCTGAAATAGGCGCTAAGATGTATAAGCTGGTTAACAATGAATTAGCTGATAATATCATCGACACGACCTTAAAGGGAGTTAAATGGTCTGATAATATCTGGGCTAACCAATCACAGTTAAAAAACGATTTGTCTACCATCTTGCGTAAGTCATTATTGCAATCAGAAACCACTATGTCTTCTGTTGGATTGATTCGTGATAAGTATAATGTGTATCGTTACCAATCAGAGAGAATATTAAGGACAGAAGGTGCTAGAGTATCTGTTCAGCAGCAGGCAAGCGATATATCAAAAGCTGATTTAAAGAAATGTGAAAGAATTGTAAGCCCGGGGGCATGCCATATATGCACTCCTCACGATGGCGAAATATTTCCAGTAATTGAGCTAGGTAGTTCTGAACAACCATATATTTTCCATCCCAATTGCAGATGTTCCATAGCTGGAGTTAATTAAGCCTTAGGGCTTTTTTATTTTGTATAAAATGCACAGTATTGTATATACAGTCATTAATATGCTATAATTATGCAAGTGGGAGTGGTGCAAGGGTTGGAACGTTTGCACGCTCGTGCGTGATTAACTTACAAATAATAATCGGGTTGAGTCGTGGGCGTTTGCGTATGGCTTGGCGTGAATAAGGAGAACTACATAATGGCAGAAGAACCAACAGTTACTGAAACACCTGATGTAAAAAATGAATCAGAGCAAACACAAGACGACGTTCAACAACTAACAGCCAAAGAATTGCAAGCCTTGAAAGATAGCACATACGACAAAGCTCGTAATGACTTGATGGAAAAGTTTAAGCAAGACCAAGATAAGATTGTTGAAGAAGCTAAGAAGCAAGCACTTGCAGAATCAAAGATGACTGCAGATGAAAAAGCGCAAGCTGAGTGGGAAGCTAAAAACAAAGAATTGGCAGAACGTGCTGAAGCAATCAAGCAACGTGAGTTGTCCGCTGATATCACTAAGCAATTAGCAACAGCAGGGCTACCAGTTGAGCTATCGGACAAACTGTTATCATTAGGGGATGCAAAAGCAACTGATGAATTCATTTCTACCATTAAAGAAGTAATCCAAAAGCAAGCAAACGAAGAAATTACAAAGCGCACCAACGGTGGGAAGCCTAAGTCTTCTGCTTCTAATTTGGGAGATACTGACGATCCATTTGCTGCTGCAGCTAAAAAACTTGGATTCTAAAGAGGAAAAGAAATGTCTGAAACACAAATTTATTCAAAGCAATATGTTGGCGTTTTGCCAAAAATCTTTGCTAAGCGTGCAGCCTTTGCTAATGCGTTTGGTGAACTACAAGTTGCTGATGGCGTTCGTGAAAATGCTGTAGCGTTCTCATTGAAGACTATCAACATGCCTACAGTCATTGGAACATATTCGACTGATGCTAACACGGCATTCGGTACAGGAACAGCTAACTCATCACGTTTTGGTGAACGTAAAGAAGTTATTTACGCAAACACAGATGTACCTTATAACGCACCATGGGCTATTCACGAAGGAATTGACCGCTACACAGTTAACGCAGATTTGACACAAGCCGTTGCTGACCGTCTTGTTGAAAAGGCACAAGCATTAATCGCCCGTTCAAACGTTGCCGGCGGAGCTGCGTTAGTAGCTGCTGGAAAAGATATCGGTGTTGATTCATCAGATGTAGTTGCACTGTTTAACACAGCATCAAACAAGTACACTCAACTTGAAGTGACTGTACCAATCACAGCATACGTAAATGCGACTGTCTACAATGCAATTGTTGATTCAAACCTATCAACCACAGCTAAGAACTCAGCTACTAATGTTGATACCAACAATGTTGTAATGTTCAAGGGATTCAAAATTATCGAAGTTCCCGATGCCTATATGGATGGAAAGTCTGTTGTCTTCTCACCTGATCAAGTCGGACGTACATTTATCGGAATTTCAACTGCTCGTACTATTGAATCAGAAGACTTCGACGGTGTAGCATTACAGGCTGCTGGTAAAGACGGAGTATACATTCCAGAAGCAAACAAGCCAGCAATTTTGTTCGCTTCAGCGAGTATCTGATGCCGCTGAACCCAATCTTTTAAAGTCTACTGATGAATCGAATGTAACGTTAGATACACCAGTTAAAACCGCAGAATCATAGGAGTAAACAATGAGTGCAGCAGATGATTATTTAAAATTAATTGACAGTGGTACAAGCATTGCTGACAAGTTAAAGATTATTGAAACAATCACGACTGCTCGCTTGAATGTATTACTCGGAACTACTAAAGTTCCTGATAAGTTTGGATATATTGTGACAAATGTTGTTGGTGCTAGATATGCTAGAATCGGAAACGAGGGCATGACTAGTTATAGCCAAGAAGGATTGTCGCAAGCATTCTTGGAAGATGATTTCACGCCGTATATGAGCGAAATCAACGCATATAAAAACGGTGATGACTTCTATAAACCAAGGCATGGGAGTGTGACGTTTATATGATATTAAACAAAGAAGTCACATTCGTAACTAAGGTTCAATCAGAAACGAGCGACAAACCGTGGGAGCATGACGCACCAAAAGTAACGGAGAATAAAATTGTTTATTCGGTTAACGTTACGAGCATGGATAATGATAGAATGATTCGTGATTATGGTGTGTCAGATGCAAACATACAGGTTATTCGCTCATTGACACCGTTATCAGCGTTTGATTACATCTTGATTGATGGGGTTAAATACGTTGCTAACGGTAGTCAGGCGATTGATAATAAACGTTCTATTATAGTTAAGGAGGCTGATAAATGAGTACACGAGTAACTGGTGCGCAAGAGTTTATTCAAGCCACTAACAATATGCTAACTACTGTACCTGCTAAGGCTCGCGCGGTGGTTAGACAATATACAACAGCAACCCAACAGCAAGCACAACGTTTAGAGCCTGTTAAAACAGGAAACTTGAAGCGTAGCACAACGATTGCTTTTCAAGATACGTCTACTCGTTCTGTTGGAACGGTAACAGCAAATGCTATGAACCGTGGCTATAATTACGGTGCTAGACAAGAGTTTGACACGAAGCTTAATCACCCTAATGGCGGTCAAGCTGGGTTTATGTCTACATCATTCCAAGCACAGTCGAATGGCTTTAAGCGGGACATCCAGGGGGCTTTGAAATGATTATCACTCCTGAATCAGAAGTATATGAAGCTGTTAGCAAAGCGTTGTATGATAGTGGAGCGGTTATTAAAACAAAGTTACCAAACTTTTCAGACAAATCAGCTATTAGCATTATGCCGTTTTGTTACGTTGGAGCAACATCATTGCAAACGATTGCTGTAAAAAGCCGTTTGCGGTCTAGGGTATCAGTAGCGTTAAACTTCTATGGAAGTGAAAACCAACGCTGGACGATAGACCAACTAAAGTCACAAGCTTATGAGACTTTATTCAACTTAAACTCTACTACTAACTACAAGATGATTGTTGACCCAGATGTAACAGCTAGTACAACGGCAGAAGAATCATTAGACAACACAACCATCTGGCATGCAACGCTAGATGTAACTTATAAAATTTATTAGGAGACAAAATGGCAGACAACACAGATTATGGTGGAAAAGTAATTATCGCCAGTCGTAAACAATCAGATGCAACAACTGCAACTGGTATGAAATTTTCTTATGAGACCACTCATGAATTAAAAGCTTCACGAGATCAAAACGACACAGCAACAAAAGATGGTACAATTTTCTCGGCTGGTAATGACACATACGACCTTAGCTTTGAAATGATTTCAAGCGACGCAGATGTTCTAAAAGCACAAAAAGACGCCTTGAAGAACAATGACTTGATGGAATATTGGCGTATCTTCCTTGATCGTCGAGACGAAAATGGGAACATTGCTATGGAGTATATGCAAGGACATGTCAGCTCATTTGATGAATCAGCAGATGCCGATGACTTTATGAGCGCTAAAGTTGAAGTTACAATCAACGGCAAGCCACAAGACGGATACGGAACGTTCTCTGCTTTGGGAAACGGCAATCAATATCAATTTACAGATTTAAACCCTAACAAGTCTGTAACAGGAGTGACTATTACAAGTACGGCAACGACTGTTAAGGTAGGTTCACAATTGACACTTTCGGCAACTGTACAACCAGATAATGCTTCTAACAAGAACCTTGTTTGGACTTCAAGCGATCCAACTGTATTAGACTTTGTAATAGGCGCAGTAGCAGGAAGCAAGTACGCAGTCGGTAAAAAGGCTGGAACAGCAACGGTAACAGTAACCACAGAAGATGGCGGAAAGAAAGCAACACAAATAATTACTGTGACTGCTGCTTAAAACGAAATAGGAGGGCATTTGAATGCTTACTAAGGAAATTAACGGAAAGAATTATAACTTCAAGTTTGGAATTCGCTTTGTGCGAAAGCTAGACGAATCAATCAAGACAGAACAAAACGGCATCGAATTCGGTGTTGGAGCATCTGTCAAGATTGCACAACTTGCAAACGCAAATGATATCACATCATTGGTTGATATTTTGAAGGTAGCTAATGAAACAGAAAATCCACGATTGACTGTTAGCCAATTGGAAGATTGGATTGATGAAGTAGAAGACATTGATGCGTTAGCTGATGAAGTCGTTGAAGAATTGAAGCAATCAAATGCCACTTCAGGAAAAATGAAAGCTCTAGCAGCAGCGGAGCAAAAAGCACAATAAAGAATAGCGCAATCACGTATCGGGAGTTACTCGTTAACGGGTTGCGCTATTTTAATATAAATGATATTAACGTGATTAAACGTATGACAATGTCTGAATACGAGATATACATGGAGGCGTCTGAATTGAGAAAAGAAGATGCACGATTAAACGTTCATGAGCAAGCGTGGGCGCACCAAATTGCCAAAGCAACAAAGGGTAAAGGCGGATCACCTATGTATGATAAGTTTGAAAAATTCTATGGCAAAGCTTACGAGAAATCAATTAAACGCATACAAAAACATTACGAGCCAGACAAGTTCGCTGCTGAGGTTGAGGAATCAAACGAGAGAGCAAGCAAGTATGATAAACGAGACCTGAACATTTTGGCTATGATTAATGGGAATGGAAAACAAGAATGAGCGAACAAGAAGTAAAAGCACAGTTTATAGCTGATATATCTGGGTTCCAAAGCAATATAAAGCAAGCGGTTGC